TCTGCAAACAAGAGTTTATTTTCATTAATAAATTGTGCAGGCTGTATACGAAAATTTTTGTAATGCTTTCCACCCACTTGTTTTTCTAAAGAATCATATGTAACTTCTTTAAATATATCTTTATTCGTCATCGTTTTCCTCCTTTTCATATTCAGGAAAATTATCTTCCCAAACTTGCTTTTCCATTCTTTTAATGAATCGAAAAAATTCTTCCTCTGTCATGTTGTATTGCTCCTAAACTAGTTTGTGGATCTCTTTTATTAAACACATCAGACCCAATGGTCCAACAATCTACTCTACCTCTACTATAAGCCGTGTACCCTAATCTTTGTGGTTCAAATTTGTCTACCTCTGGCACATATACAGATAAATTAACAATGACGTTATCATAGGTTAAACCTTTGATTTTATGTATATTATCGTGTTGAACTCTTGGCTCCTCTTCAATGTTTTGATTACGTAAAACTTTTTTTATATATAACACCTGCTCTCTAATTTTTAGAGTGTCATCATTTTTCTTAACAGCTAAATCAAAATTTTTAAATTCTAAAGCTTCATCAACTACAAAACCCATAGCATGTAATTGTTTTATATTATAAGTGCCATCTATTACGTTTTTAAAAGCTTCTTTTACATTGCCTTTACCGTGAGCTTTAAATGTTTTACTTGGTAGGTAAGTCCAATATTCTTTAATTTGTTTTAAAGAAGTGCCCTTGTCTCCATAAAAATCTTGCCAAGTATTAAAACACCTTAATATTTTTCTAGTAATAAAAGGGTGGGGTTGCGAAACAATTTTATAATCAATACCGTGTTTTCTTAAAAATTCTGAAGTGTGAACGTCAGTTGGGTTACCTCTGTATGTAAATAAAAAAGTTTCTTTTGTGTTTAATATTTTATTTAAAAGCATTTCTGAATTTTTACAGTTTTCATTTAGTCTTGGTATGTAATGATGGTTACCCATTATTATTTCAGAGCCTTGTTTAGCGGGCAACCAAATTTTAGCAGGAAGTCCTAATTTCATTCTTTGAGGTTCTATAATGTTTTTACAAATTTTATTTATAGTTACACCACACCTATAACCTTGTTGTAAGGGTTCCTCGTCTTCTTTAAAAGAATAAGACCTATATTTTTCTAAGTGTGTAAAAAATTCATTAAAAGCCCCTGAGTATGCATAAATTGATTGATCTTTATCACCAACAAAGAAAAAATTATTTTCATCAACGTTTGTTGCTGCTTTTAAAAGAGCCTCTACTTGTGGTATGTTGCAGTCTTGTGCTTCATCCACTATTAAAACATCTATGTCTGTTGGAGCCTTTGAGTGTTTTATAAAATCTTCAATCATGTCCTCAAAGTATTTTACTTTTTTAACTTCTTTAAATTGATCGTATTTATATTTTAATCTAAGTAAAGAGTTTAATGTGTGATAACCTCTATCACAGTAATAAGCACGATCCGTGGTCCAATGTTCTTGTGGCGTTTGTCTTTTACCATGAAGGCGAGAGCAAAAAGTATACAAAGGATGTTTATCCCATTTAAGTGGTTTGTATTTACCATTTTTAACGAGACTCATATCACTATTTTGTTTACAAAATTCTTTGTGATGCTTCAAATCATAAACTTCACGTTTCTTACTCTCAGCTTTAAAATAAGAATGTATAGTGCATATTTGTTCTTCTAAAGCATTATCTGGAATATTTTTCATCTCTGGTATTTCTTTAATGGCTTTTAGTATTTCTTTTGCTGCATTAACTGTATGCGAAAGAACAACTATTCTTTCCCAAGATATGCCTTTGTCTAAGTATTTTTTAAATCTTCTTTTTATAAAACCTCTAGTTTTACCAGTGCCTGGAGGCCCTGATACCCACCAAGGTAATTTATTATTCTTCAATATTTGTTCCATCATCGATTTCAATTGCTTCTCCCTCCCAAATTATTGTGTTTTCTTCAGCTTTATCACCTTGAATTACCCAAGATACACAAGATTTATTTTTATATTTACCGTGTTTCTTTTTTGCTTTTAGCACATTTATGCATTTCATAACTAAATCTACTCTATCCATATTAATTTTTTGTTTTGCTAACTCTCTTTCAAAACTATCTAAATTAAACTCTATCGTATTGTTTTTATTGTCAAAATATGGTTGATGATAAAAAGCTAATTGTTCTCTATCTGTAAACAAACCCCTTGATTCTATGTAATCAATAAACATTCTTTTAAATTTAAATTCTTCGTTTGCTTCTTCAACAAAATCTTTTGAATATTCTCTAGCGCTAAATTTAGCGGCCATCATATCTTGATATTCGTGTGGTTTTAATTTAGGCATCCATGCTTTTGCTTGATGTATTGCTTTATCATAAAAAATTTTTTGGTTTATTAAATCTTCACCATGAACTGTTATTCTTCTTTTTATTATTTTATCTTGCTCTGGAACATTTAAATGAACGTAGTATCTATTTGCGCCAAACTCTACTATCTTTTCAATCATATCATTTGATATTTGTGTAGATATGGATTGAAATAAACCTATCCAATTAAAAAGTTTTTGAATATTAGCGTGAGAGTAACCAGTTATTTGATGAATTTTATTAATACCAAATCTTTTATCTGTCTTTCTTGAACTCGTTCCTTTTTCTTTTCGTTTTTCTCTTTCGTTATCATTTGCAGCCTCACAAATTCTATAAATAAAATCATTTATTTCATCATCACTCCAATCGCTATGACTACACAAGATGCCAGCTATTGCTGTGCAATATTCATCTCTGCCTCCCTCTGTAGGATATATTACAACCAATGCAGCTGCTAACGCTATTTTACCTACATCTGATAGTAAATTACCTTTATAGGGTTTTATTCCTTCGTATGTTTCCCATTGAACATTTGTTTTTGATTTACTATGTAAAGACCCAGGAACTATTGTGTATCTTTCTTTCTCAGCTCGTAGTTCACATAACATACCTCCATGTGGATAGTCTTTATAATCTTCTTTAAATTCATCTGGTAATCTAAACTGTTTAAATGGTAATTTAGTTTCGTTTGTCCATAAATAGTGACTGGATAGATTACCTGCTCTACCAAATATGGCGCTACAATTTTTTATATAGTACGGTATAAAATCTTTTACTATTGGATTATCTACATCTAAATCAATATCAACATCTAATCTTAAAGCTATCTCTGATTTTTCGTAGTCTCTTTTCCATTCTTCTTTCTCAATCTTAAAATCCTTTTGTGTATACTTAGGTATACGAGGGACTCCCTTTACACAAGGGATTATCACCCTATTGAGATTTAACCAATCCTCATAGGTTACTGGTGCTTTATTTTCAATACTCATAAATTATAGTGGGCGTTTTCACGCTAGCTTCGACGCCCACCTCCCAGGAATTTATAATTTGAATCGTTTTTTTGGTTCTTCTTGTGATTCTGGCTTAGCTTCCACCTCACCTTTACCTACACTTATTGCAAAGTTTTTAGCCATGTCATAGATGTTTTTATCTTCAACAGGACTTTCCTTTGCTACATCCCAACCAAACCATGTTCCTTTGTCATTAGACATCTGAACGGTTGATAGTTTATAAATGTGGCTGTAAGTTGGCGGAGTAAACAAACCATTTTTGCCTTGCATTTTAATACCCATCATCATTGAGTTCCATTTTCTACTAACTTTTAATTGAGTAGATTTCATAGATATCAATGCTGTCTCTGGATTATCACCCACAACAAGTACAAAGTGATTAGCGGTATTATCAAGATAGTTACCATTTGGTAATCTATCTTTGTAGTCTTTACCTCTAGTTGTTTGACTTACAATATCACTATCTGCCTCGTGTATTGCAACAGGTGCACCACTACTTGTGCCTCTGTCTGCCCACTCTATATACTGTCTTTTGTAATGACATGGTATTACACTGATTGTGTCATACAATTTATTTGTAACAGTGTTTATTATTTTGCCTGGCTCAGCGCCCTCGACATATTTACCATCTCTTTTGTTTACCTCTGGAGATAGTTGGCCCAAAATTTTTAAGAAAGGTAACGC